TTAAATATATTAATAAAGAATTACTAAATTTGGGATTAAAGGTTGGAGATGAAATTGTATATAAACCTGAAAGTGAATATGAATTTATAATAGATGATGAAGTGCTATATAGAATGATGACTAATCACATAACACTAAAATTATGATTATAATAAATATGTATGAGGATGTAATTAAGAATCCAAATAAATATGTGTCCGAAATTTTAAATGAATCTTTTGAGGATGTAGAGGCTTACAATGACAAAGCAGAAAAGATTATTTTTAAAAATTTACAAATGAGGGAGGGTGATGAGTTTGCTGAATTTTTAAACCAACATTTACCTAATTTTGAAATTAAATATAATTTTGTTAGGCAGTCTCCTTTGAAACAGAAAGAACCTAATTTTATTCACAAAGATGATATGATGGGAGATATAACTTGTTTGTTGTATTTAAATAAATCTCATCCTCAAGATTATGGTACTACAATCTATGATGATAATAAGAAAAAAACATTTACTTATTATGCAAAATATAATAGCCTATTGATTTTTGATTCACGATTAAATCATTCTCGTAACATAGAAAATAACTTTGGCACTGAAGATAAATCAAGATTAGTACAAGTAGCGTTTTTAAAATATAAAAATGGACACTAAAGAAATTAAATTAGAAATTATTAAGGCTGGAGAAAGAGCAGTAAAACAACTTATTAAAGTTGCAAAAGAAGAAATTATAAAGCCAGATCCTGAAGATGAATTAGCTGCAGATAGACTTAAGAATGCTGCGGCTACAAAAAAACTGGCTATATTTGATGCATTTGAAATATTGAAAAGAATTGAAGATGAAAAGTCATTATTAGAAGGAAATGAAATTAAAAAAACAAATACTCCAAAAGGATTTGCAGAATCACGATCCAAGTAAACTTTATGTATTACTTGATGATGTTGTGCCTAAAAATGTATTGGCTCGTAAAAATAAAGCTCATGCATGGCAACCTGGCTATAATGAAAAATATGATATTATAGTAATATCTAAAGATGGTACAATTGGAGATATTTATTTTATTAATAATTTAAAAATAGCATTACCCTCTACACCTAAATTAGCATCTTCGAAAAAAAAAGAAGACCAGTTTTGGCAACCTACTGTTTACCCTAAAGAGTTAAAAAGAATACAAAGCATATTTCATTGGTATGATGCCCCGCCTTTATTTAAGGATAAATGGATTAATTATATCGAAACAGAATTTGAAAGAAGAGAAAAAGGACACTGGTTTTTAAATAATGGCACTCCAACTTATGTGACTGGCACTCATTATATGTATTTACAATGGACTAAAATTGATGTAGGACTTCCTGATTTTAGGGAAGCAAATAGAATATTTTATATTTATTGGGAAGCTTGTAAGGTTGATAAAAGAAGTTTTGGTATATGTTATTTAAAAATTAGACGTTCAGGATTTTCATTTATGAGTTCTTGCGAAGGTGTAAATACAGCTACATTGTCACGAGATTCAAGAATTGGTGTTCTTTCAAAAACTGGTGCAGATGCGAAAAAAATGTTTACCGACAAAATTGTGCCAATATCAAATAATTATCCTTTCTTTTTTAAACCCATACAAGATGGTATGGACAAACCTAAAACGGAATTAGCATATAGAGTTCCTGCTTCTAAAATTACTAAAAAAAATATGTATGACCAAGGTGAAGAAGACTTGGATGGTTTAGACACAACTATAGACTGGAAAAATACTTCTGACAACAGTTATGATGGGGAAAAACTACAATTACTTATACATGATGAAAGTGGAAAGTGGGAAAGACCAGAAAACATATTAAACAATTGGAGGGTTACTAAAACTTGTTTAAGGCTTGGTAGTAAAATTATTGGTAAATGTATGATGGGCTCAACTTCAAATGCATTAGATAAGGGTGGTAATAATTTTAAACAATTGTTTTACGATTCAGATACATCAAAAAGAAATGCAAATGGGCAAACTAAAAGTGGGCTGTATAATTTATTCATTCCTATGGAGTGGAATATGGAAGGATTTATTGATAAATATGGCAACCCAGTTTTAACAAACCCTGAAGTAGAAGCTAAAGGAATAGATGGTGAATCGATATTTCAAGGAGCAATCAATTACTGGGAAAATGAAGTCGAGTCATTAGCCTTAGATCCTGATGCATTAAATGAGTATTACAGACAATTTCCTCGATCAGAATCTCATGCTTTTAGAGATGAAAGTAAACAGTCTTTATTTAACTTAACTAAAATTTACCAACAAATAGACTACAATGACAGTCTTATTATAAAACAACATATAGTTCAAGGAAGGTTTTACTGGAAGGATGGAATTAAAGATTCAACAGTATTGTGGAGTCCAGATAAAAGAGGAAGATTTTTTGTATCTTATATTCCTAAGAAAGAACAACAAAATAATGTTGTAAAAAGAAATGGAAAATTTTATCCTGGCAATGAGCACTTAGGCTCATTTGGTTGTGATTCATATGACATTTCAGGAGTAGTGGTTGGTAGAGGATCTAATGGTTCTTTGCATGGCATGACAAAATTTAATATGGATGAGTGGCCTTCTAATGAGTTTTTTTTAGAATATATAGCAAGACCACAAACTGCAGAGTTATTTTTTGAAGATGTTTTGATGGCATGTGTTTTTTATGGTATGCCTATTTTGGTGGAAAATAATAAGCCAAGGCTTTTATATCATTTAAAAAATAGAGGCTATAGACCTTTTAGTTTAAATAGACCAGATAAAACATTTAATAAATTATCAAAAACCGAAAGAGAGTTAGGAGGTATACCAAACACTTCTGAGGACGTAAAACAAGCTCATGCTTCTGCAATAGAATCATACATAGAAAAAAACATTGGATTTGACATGGAGGGAACATTTAGAGATAAAGGCGATATTGGAACTATGTATTTTCAAAGAACATTAGAAGATTGGGCAAAATTTGATATATCTAACAGAACCAAGTTTGATGCCTCTATAAGCAGTGGTTTGGCAATTATGGCCAACCAAAAGCACCTTTACACTCCGACTAAAGAAAAGTCGAAAATTAGCATTAACTTTGCAAGATACAGTAATAAAAATACAGTAAGTCAACTTCTTAATAGATGAAGCAAGTAAACATAGACATCAAGGCTGCGGCTTTTCCAGATCAATTTGTTTCAGACTCAGAAAAAAATACTGAAGAGTATGGGTTGCAAATCGGACAAGCTATTCAATACGAATGGTTTAGAAGAGATAATGGCTCATGCAGATTTTATAGTCAATGGTCTGAGTTTAACAAATTACGATTATATGCTCGAGGAGAGCAGTCGGTTGCTAAATATAAAAACGAATTAGCAATTGATGGTGACTTATCTTATTTAAATTTAGATTGGACTCCTGTTCCTGTAATACCTAAATTTATTGACATTGTTGTAAATGGTATGTCTGACCGTTTATTTAAGGTAAAGGCATATGCTCAAGACGCATTGTCTGCAGAAAAAAGAACACAGTTTCAAGAAATGGTTGAAGCTGATATGGTTGCGAAACCTGTACTAACTCAAATGACACAAGACTTTGGCATTGATGTATTTAATGTTCCAGAAGAAGAGCTTCCTGAAAGCTCTGAAGAGTTAGAGTTATTTATGAATCTTAAATATAAACCAGCAATTGAAATAGCATGTGAAGAAGCTATTAATACTTTGTTGGATGAAAATCATTATCAAGACACCAGAAGACGTGTAGATTATGATATAGCTACTTTAGGAATAGGTATATGTAAACATAATTTTTTATTAGGACAAGGAGTAACGGTTGAATATGTTGATCCAGTTAATGTAGTATATAGTTATACTGAAGATCCATATTTCAAAGACTGTTTTTATTGGGGCGAAATTAAAACAGTTCCGATAACTGAACTTATAAAAATTGATCCATCATTAACTAATGAGGATTTAAGTGAAATATCTAAATACAGCCAATCGTGGTATAACTACTTTAATAATGCGCAGTTTTACGAAAACTCTATGTTTCATAGAGACACAGCAACTTTATTGTATTTCAACTACAAAACCACAAACTCATTTGTTTATAAAAGAAAACGTTTAGAAGATGGTACATTTAAAACTGTAGAAAAAGACTCTGAGTTTAATCCACCACAAGAAATGATGGAAGAGGGTAAATTTGAAAGAGTCGAGAAAAAAATTGATGTATGGTATGAAGGTGTTATGGTAATGGGAACTAATATTATGTTGCAATGGCAAGTAATGGAAAATATGGTTAGACCAAAGTCTGCTAATCAATTTGCAAGACCAAATTATGTGGCATGTGCACCTCGTAGCTACAAGGGTATTATGGAATCTTTATGTAAAAGAATGATTCCTTTTGCTGATTTAATTCAAGTAACACATTTAAAAATACAACAAGTAGTAGCTCGTGTAGTTCCTGATGGTGTGTTTATAGATGCTGATGGATTAAACGAAGTTGATTTAGGAACCGGTAATGCTTACAGTCCTGAAGATGCATTAAGGTTGTATTTTCAAACTGGTAGTGTTGTTGGTCGAAGTTATACTGGTGATGGTGAATTTAACAATGCTCGTGTGCCTATACAACAATTAACAACTAACAGTGGTGCAAGTAAATTGCAAATGTTAATTGGGAACTACAATCATTACTTAGATATGATTCGTACAGTTACTGGCTTGAATGAGGCAAGGGATGGATCTATGCCAGATCCTAATTCTTTAGTAGGTGTACAAAAGTTAGCCGCGCTTAATTCAAATGTTGCAACACGACATATATTAGAAGCAAGTCTATTCATAACAAGACAATTATCAGAATGTTTAGCAATTAGAACTGCAGATGTTTTAAAGTATGCGGATTTCGCTGATGAATTTGCTATGCAGATTGGAAAGTTTAATACCGCAATCTTGGATGATATAAAAGAATTATACATATATGACTTCGGTATTTTTATTGAGTTAGCTCCAGATGAAGAACAAAAAGCCATGCTGGAACAAAATATACAAATGGCTTTATCAAAGCAAGATATTAATTTAGAAGATGCGATAGACATAAGGGAGATACACAATATCAAAATGGCTAATCAACTTCTTAAATTAAAACGTAAAAGAAAGCAAGAAGCAGAGCAACAACAACAAATGCAAATGCAACAGATGCAGGCGCAACAACAAATGGAGATCACTCAAATGAAGGCTCAAGCTGAGCAACAAAGAATTGCATTAGAAACTGAAAGCAAAATGCAAATAGAACAAGCTAAGTCTCAGTTTGAAGTACAAAAGCTTACTGCTGAAAAAGAATTAAAACTGGCATTAATGGCGGAAGAATTTGCATATAATATGCAATTAAAAGGAATGGAGCAGTCTCAAATAGATTCAAGAGAAAAGGAAAAAGAAGAAGGTAAGTCTAAAAGAATTAGCCAGCAGTCTACACAAACATCAAAAATGATTGAACAAAAGAAAAGAGATTTACCTCCTATTGATTTTGAGTCTAACGAAGATAGCTTAGATGGTTTCGATATGGCAGAATTTGATCCTCGATAATGTTTGATAATTTTTCAATTGATAAATATAAATATTTAAAGTATCCAAAAAATGGATCAATAAAGCAGTTACAAGAAATAATTGCTTTAAACGATCTACCTTTGAATGTTAGCTATGCTGAAAAGTTCAATCCAATAAGTGAGGTATTTGAAGATATATTTTATAAAAGAAGAATACAATACCCTATTGATTTAGTACAATCACTAATAGCTAAATCTAAACCGATTATTTTAAGTATTAAAAACTATCACGACAGAGAAAGACCAAATGTCGGAGCAGAAAGGTTTGGAATAAAACTACCATTTCATTATATGGGCAGTGCTCAAACACCTGCCTTTCCATCTGGTCATTCTGCACAAGGTAAATTAGTTGCACATGTTTTGTCAGACTTATATCCAAAACACAGTGCAGAGTTTTATCAAGCTGCAGAAAACATTTCTAATAGTAGATTGGTAAGTAGAGTTCATTATAAATCTGATACTGAAGCTGGTAAAAAATTAGGTGATGATTTGTATGAACATTATAAAAAAACCGCTTAAAAAAGTAAATAAATAAATGTATAACTTTGTAAAAATTAAAATTTAAATCTAATGGAAATAAAAGTAAGAGCTGTTGAAGGCAGCGAAAATAAATCAAAAGCTGAAATAGAAGAGCAACTTCTAAAGAAGCATGAAGAAGAAACTAACCCTCAAGAGGGTAAGGAAACAGAAGTGGTAGAAGAAACTGTTGTAGTAGAACAAACCACTGATACAGAACAAAATGAGGTTGAACCTCAAGAAGAAAATACTCCCTCATCAGAGTTAAATGATGAAGACGTTCTTTCTTTTTTGAAGAATAGATATAACAAAGAAATAAATTCAGTTGATGACCTCTTCGCAGAAAAAGAAGCAAGTGAGCCATTACCTGAAGATGTTTCCGCGTATTTAAAGTACAAACAAGAAACTGGTCGTGGTATCGATGATTTTTACAAATTACAAAAGAATTACGATGACATGGAAGATGATGTTGTACTTGCTGACTATATTGCAACCCAAGAAGAAGGGTTAGACGCAATAGATATTCAAGATATTATGGAGGATAAGTTTAGCTTTGATGAAGAGATAGATGATCCGAAAGATATTAAGAAAAGAAAGTTAGCAAAAAAACGAGAACTTGCGAAAGCAAAAAAGTTTTTTAACGAACAAAAAGATAAATATAAAATCCCTCTTGAGTCAAGTGGGGGTGGATTATCTGAAGATCAAGAAAATCAACTTAATGCTTATAGGAAGTATATCGAGGAATCTAAAACAATAGAGGAGGCAAATAAAAAGAAGTATGATTATTTCCAAGAAAAAACTAAAAATGTTTTTTCCGATGATTTCAAAGGTTTTGAATTTAATGTAGGAGATAAAAATATAACTTTTAAACCTGGAACAAAGGATGAACTGTATAATGTTCAAAGAGACTTTAGTAATTTTAGTAAAAAGTTTTTAGATGAAAGCGGATTACTAAAGGATGCTAAATCTTATCATAAGGCTTTATCAGTAGCTTTAAATCCAGATAAATTTGCAAAACACTTTTACGATTTAGGTGTTGCACAAGCTGTAGAAAATGTTTCTAAAAAATCAAAAAACATTAATATGGATGTGAGAAAAGCACCAAGGTTTGTAACAAAAGATGGTCTTAAAATTAGACAAATTCAAAGTGACAACTCTAATAGTGGAAGAGGACTCAAAATTAGAAGTATTAAAAAAATGTAAAACAATTTAAAAATTTAAATTATGGCAGTAAATGTAACTCCTGGTTTTGATTTGCAACCAAGTAGCCAACAAGTACCGTTGTCTACAAATTATATTACAGACTTCAATTTCTTGAATCAGTATCTACCTGATACTTATGAAAAAGAGTTTGAAAGATATGGCAATCGATCTATCGCTTCTTTCCTTAGAATGGTAGGAGCAGAAATGCCTTCTAACTCTGACCTTATTAAATGGGCAGAGCAAGGAAGACTACATGTTAAGTACCAATCTTGTACTTCAGCTCAAGGGGCTGGTGCAGATGAAGGTACATGGACAATCCCTAACAACCTTACTAACTTTAATCCTGCATTAGCTGGTACTCCAAATACTGCAGCGTTAAGACAAGGTCAGACAGTTGTTATCTCTGATAAAACTCCTGGTTCTAACCTTACAAACAAAGGTATCATTAAAACAGCTCCAACTGCAGCAAACCCAGATCAAGTGGTTATTGCGTACTATGAAGGTGCTGGACAAGCTATGAATAATGCTGTTGCTTGTGATATTTTCGTGTATGGTTCTGAATTTAACAAGGGAACTAATGGAATGGTAGGCTCTTTAGAAGCTGATGACTTCATTTTTGACAACAAGCCAATTATTATCAAAGACAAATACTCAGTATCTGGTTCTGATATGGCTCAAATCGGATGGATTGAAGTTACAACTGAAAATGGAGCAAGTGGATACTTATGGTATCTTAAGTCTGAGCATGAGACAAGATTAAGATTTGAAGACTATTTAGAAACTGCAATGATTGAAGCAGTTCCAGCAGAAGCAGCTTCGGGTGCTGCTGGATTCCTACAAGGAGTGGCAGCTGCCGCATCTGTAGCAAACTTAAATGGTTCTGATGGTATTTTCTATTCTGTATCTCAAAGAGGTAATGTTTGGGGTGGAGGAAATCCTTCAACTCTTGCAGACTTTGACTCAGTAATTACAAGATTAGACAAGCAAGGTGCTATCGAAGAAAATGTTATTTTCTTAAATAGAAACTTCTCATTTGATATTGATGATATGTTAGCTGCACAAAACTCTTATGGAGCTGGTGGTACATCATATGGTTTATTTGACAATGATGAAGAAATGGCATTAAACCTTGGATTCACTGGATTCCGTAGAGGTTATGATTTCTACAAGTCTGACTGGAAATACTTAAATGATCCTACTATGAGAGGTGGAATCGTTGGTGGTAAAATTAATGGACTATTAGTTCCTGCAGGTTCTACTACAGTATACGATCAAATCTTAGGTAAAAACGCTAAGAGACCATTCTTACATGTAAGATATAGAGCTTCTGAAACTGAAGACAGAAGATACAAAACTTGGATTACTGGTTCTGCTGGTGGTGCAAGAACTTCTGACTTAGATGCAATGGAAGTAAACTTCTTGAGTGAGAGAGCTGTATGTACTTTAGGTGCAAACAACTTCTTCTTATTCCAAGATGCATAATTATTACTTATAGTTAGGGGTGGGCAACTGCCCCTAATTATTTTTTTAAAATCAAATTAAAATTTAATACAATGAAAAAACAAAATAAAGTAGAAGCTAAATTCTACAAATTAAAAAAAGATGCCGCACCACTTACCTATATGTTGGCATCAAGAAACTCCCAAAGATATCCTTTACTTTGGTTCGATGAGGAAAAAGGAGTTAACAGACCACTTAGATATGCAAGAAACCAAAAGTCACCTTTCGAGGATGAGCAAGATGGTAATGCTATATTGGAGCCTATAGTATTTGAGGATGGACTTTTACATGTTCCTAAAAACAATCAAGTATTGCAAAAGTTTTTATATTATCACCCCCAAAGAAATATGGTCTTTGAGGAAATTAATAAAGAAAGAGATGCTCAAGAAGAATTAGATTTTGTAGAAGCTGGTTTAGAAGCTCAAGTAATAGCTAAAAATTTAGATACAAACAGTTTAGTTTCTGTCTGTAGAGTTCTTATGGGTTCACGAGTTGATAAAATGTCAACCGTTGAATTGAAAAGAGATATATTATTATATGCAAAAGAAAACCCATTAGATTTTCTTGACACATTAAATGATCCTATGTTAGAAATGCAAGATACAGTATACCAATTTTTTAATAAAACTTGGTTGGTATTTAAAAACCAACAAAAGGATGTATATTTTAATCTTCCAAAAAATAAGAAAAAACTGTTAACAGTTCCATTTGGCGAAGATCCATACTATATTGTGGCATCATATTTTCAAAGTGATGAGGGTGTAGAGTTGTATAAGTTGCTTAAAAAAAGGCTTGAAAAAGATAATTAAGTCTTTGTATCTTTGTACAATTGTTTAACCCCATTAAATTTTTATTATGGTGAAATATCTTAAAATCAGTCTTAGTGATGCTTATCATTTAATTCCAATTAACAGTATACTTGGAATTGAAGTAGGAGCAAATACGAAGGTAAACATTCTTTACAATGCAGTAGGTCACAGAGCTACTGGAGAGTCTGAAGTTTTAGGTTTTGAAATTACTGCTACTACAGCAAGTGATGCGCCTAAAACTAAAGAGCAATTAAATAGTATCGTTGATGCTATTGAGGATGCTTTATGTACTTCGTGGACTAAACCATTCTTCTTACTTGAGCCTAAATACCCTATTACAGCGGTAGCTCAAATTGAAGTGGAGTACTCTGCATAAGCAACACACACAAGATGATGAAAGAGGCTTAAACAATTAGGCCTCTTTTTTTTTTATTATCTTTGTGGAAACACATTTCACATGATAAATGAAGTTAGAAACACAGTGTTGGCTATAGCCAATAAAAACAATTATGGATACATTTCTCCACAAGATTTTAATTTATATTGTGAACAAGCTCAATTAGATATTTTTGAAAATTATTTTTACCAATATAATAACTGGATTATAAAAGAAAATCAAAGAATATCTGGTACGGGTTATGCCAATATAATTAAAGGATTAGAAGAAGTTATCGATAGTTTTTCAGCACAAGTTTTTTTAGATCAAACTACAGCTAATCTTAACAACGCTAATGAATATGAACTACCTGCTGACTACTATTTAATTAATAAAGTTTTATATTACCCTACTGCTACATTTAGTGGCACCACAACTGCACAACAAGGTTACAAACTTATTGATGCAACAGGTGGTTTTGCATCATATCCCACAACTTCTAACTTTTTGCAGAACCCACAAGTAGGCAGTATAGTAGTAAACACTTCTTCATCTCCAATGGCACAAGCTTATGTGACAGCTGTAGACAATGCAACAACATTAAGTTTAAGTGCAGACATTATGGCTAATGGACAAAATTATGTTATATATAATGGAAACAACATAACAGATGTTGAAAGAGTAAGTCAGCAAAAGATAAATTATTTACTGAGCTCAAACTTAACATCTCCAACAACTCAATTTCCTGCATATATATTAAGCGGTGCATCATCTAATCAACAGCCTGGGCCAACATCTAACATAGGTAATACTATATCAGTTTACCCTATAACTATTAGACAAAAGGGAGCTGTGCAAGTTCAATACGTTAGATATCCAGTTACACCAAATTGGACATATACTACTTTAGTTAGCGGTGAACCTCTTTTTAATGAAGCATCAGCTGATTATCAAGACTTTGAATTACCACTATCCGACCAAATAGGATTGATAGCTAAAATATGTCAATACGTTGGTATAGAAATTAGAGAGGGTGATGTTTATGAGTTTGGAAAAAACGAAATTAACATGGACAACCAAATACAATCATAGTTATGGCTTATATATCACAGTATACATATTACGAAAACAATGGAAATGCACCAACAGATTCTAATCAAGGATCTTATCAGTATGTTTCTTTACAAGACATTGTAAACAACTTTATGCTTATGTATCAAGGTAACCA